ATGGCACGCATAACTACCCCACTGACAAACACAGAGATCCGCGCAGCAAAGCCGGAAGTTAAAGAGTACACATTGCAGGACGGCAACGGGCTTTACCTTCTGGTTAAGCCCAGCGGGTCAAAGATATGGCGATTCTCTTACTACCGACCTCATGACAAAAAGCGTGCGCTGGTTAGTTTTGGTTCAATCAATGAAGTGACACTTGCCGAGGCCAGAAAAAAACGTGATGAGTTCCGTGCTCTCATTGCTCAAGGCATAGACCCACAAGCCCACCAGCAGCAGAAACGCGAAGCCGAGGAACTACGCAGGGGGAACACCTTCCAGAAAGTAGCCGCTGACTGGTACGAGATGAAGAAAGGCCAAAACCTAGCCGCTAACACCATAAAGGACATATGGCGGTCACTGGAGAAGTATGTGCTTCCTGATATTGGCAACACCCCTATCAATGAGCTAACGGCGCGTAAATTCGTTACCGTCCTTGAGCCTATCAAGGCGCGGGGGAACCTTGAAACCCTGAAACGGGTATTACAACGCATTAATGAGGTAATGGATTTTGCCGCTAATAGTGGGTTAATAGAAATCAACACCGCCGCCAACGTTCGAAAAGCATTCCCGACCCCGGTTAAAAAGCACATGCCAACCATCCGACCAGAACAACTACCGGATCTCATGCAGACGCTTTCAATTGCCAGAATTGAGAGGCAGACACGGCTACTGATTGAATGGCAGCTACTGACTGTCACCCGACCCGCTGAGGCAGCAGAAGCCAAATGGGAAGAAATAAACCTTACAGATAACACATGGACTATTCCCGCCGGGCGAATGAAGATGCGCCGGGATCACGTTATACCCCTAAGCAATCAGGCGCTGGCTGTACTGGACGCAATGAGACCAATCAGCGCACACCGGGAATACGTTTTTCCCAGCTTTAAAACCCCCACCCTACCGATGAGTAGCCAGAGCGCCAATGCCGCACTGCGTCGCATGGGCTATCAGGGCGTGCTTGTATCTCATGGCCTCCGCGCAATATTCAGCACCGCAGCCAATGAAGAAGGATTCGAGCCGGATGTGATAGAGGCGGCGCTTGCTCACATAGACACAAACGAAGTGCGACGGGCGTACAACCGAAGTAACTACCTTGAAAAGCGAATAGTACTCATGTGCTGGTGGGGGGAATTTGTCGAAACAGCTTCAACAGGAATCACGCTGGCAACAGGTACGCGAGGGATTAGGGTTGTATAGCATAAATCCAGTCACTGAAGGTGAATGCTGTATGAAAAACCAGTGATAGCTATAATGCCATCTAAAACCGATGTATAATGAATCTGAAATTTATGTAGTAAGTTGGAAAAACAGGCCGCGTCTAGGGTAGCTCCCGAAAACCGTACCCAACGGCTGGCGCGGCTTCCATCATGGGGAGTCACGGAGGGGAACCGTGTTAGACATTGAAGCAGAACTAGACGAGGCGAGAGTAAAATTCATCAGCTTGGGCGAGCTAGCTGATTACGTTCATTCGGCATCTAGAGGTGCGGACTACTCAACCGTTGCAGAATGGCTACTCATGAAACTTAAGAAATTTCATATTGCTGGTAGTCTCCCCCCCCCTTGTCACGTTCAATCACTTTTCAGAAATTGTACCCATCCACACTGAATACAGCGACGAGCTAGATATAATGGATTTATCAGAGCAATTGTTGCTGGTCAAAGATAATAATTGTCTACCATTTTGCCACCCCGAAGAGGGTCAGGAAGGTAGTTACTGGACTTCAACTGAGTTCACTTCAATGGGCTTCGAAAGAGAAAAGATCGCGAGTTGCTTCGACAAACATTTACGCCACCTCATTCTGGCTGAGGTAGACCTTGGACAACCTCAGTCTTCATCCCCCCTCCCCCCAAACGAACCAATAACAAATACTGATCACACATTTAGAGGTCGGGAGACGCTGCTGGATATTATTGCAGGGCAAGCAATAGCTATTGGTAAAATTAGCGGCAAACACAGCAGAGCTTCAGGGATAAACAAATCTGAGTTGGTACGAGACATATTTGGCGCAATTTCAGATTATGGCAAAGGCATGTCAGTCGATGAAAGGCAAGTACGTTCACTCATCGCTGAAGCAATCACCTTGAGGGCGGCAAAGATAACAAGCAATGAACAAGTTATAAACCTTGCCGCAGAACAAGAGGCAGTATCTGGCTCATCAAAGTTTTAATACCGTTCAGGGCTGTAAATTTCCAGTATTATCGGCCCTTTTATTTATACTTCCAAAAAGCACATCCCTACTCCGCGCGCACTGCCAAAAAAGAGAGTTTTCTCCTATTAGACGTCCTGGCTGGACTGTTTTCATTTCCAAAGTAACTTAAAGCGCTGACTTCCGCTTCCAAAATCACATACGCCGCACCCTGTTCACTTCCATTTTTTTATTGCCTCACTTCCAGTATTCGAAGCCAATAAGCGGTTTAATTCTTCGGTATCAAACGGAAACGACACCAAGAGGTAGAAACAGATGAGTTATACAGAGCGCAAAATCCTACTTAAAGCAGAGGTTAAATCTATCATCCGAGTTAAATCGGATAGCGCATTTCAGGAAATGATTAATGCTGGAGAGTTCCCGCGTGGCTTTCGTATTGGTTTGCGGCGTGTTGGCTGGTTCGAAGATGAAGTAAACCACTGGATTAACGAGCGCGTATTAGAAGCGCGTGGCGAGGTGGTCTGATGAAAAAAGAAAACCGCCCATTACAGGCGGCTAACTCAGATACTCGCGGATCTGATGTTACGCCACCAGCCCATGCGATTCAAGCACCACGCCGCACTCCAAAGAAACACCGCGCCCGCACTTTTATGCTGCGCTGCGGTGCTGGCGGGTGGACTGAAAACGATATTCTGCGCTACTGCCGGCTTTCCTCTGGCAGGAACTACGCGAGCGAGCTTGAACGTGAGCTTGATATCTGCCTTGAACGCCTTGAAGAGAAAAACCCTGATGGTATCGGTGCGCATATGCGCTACCGTTTTGCGTGTCGTGGTGACGTGCTGAAGGTGATTCAGTTCGTTAACCACATGGCAGCAGTCAACCAACACCATGGTCTTACTAAACAGGATATTACCGACATTCTGAACCTCTACCCGGACAACTTCACCGCCGCATAACGGAGCCGAAAAAATGAAAATCGAAAAAATCAGATTCAATTCTGAGGCCTCCCCTCAGCCTGTAGCCAGCCAGAAAGAGATATTCAAAGCCGAAGAGGGCGATATTTCAGTTATTAAATTTGAGGGGTATACCGTGCGCATTGTGAATGTTTACGGTGAGCCGTGGTTTGTTGTCTCTGACGTCTGCCAGGCGTTGGAAATCAGCAATCCAACTAGTGCCGTTGCCTCTCTTGATAGTGATGAGGTAATGACCCTAACTTTAACTGAGGGTCATTCGGGTAAGCGCGGCGGAGCGCGTAGCTGGAATATGGCCGCAGAATCTGGCTTCTATAAACTGATTGCCCGCAGCCGCAAAGCCTCCACGCCCGGTACGTTCGCCCATCGCTTCAGCAATTGGGTATTCCGCGACGTTATCCCGTCCATCCGCAAAACAGGCTCCTACGGAGTGCCGTTCGCATTCCTGAATGACCATACCCGCCGCAAAGAGATTTACACGAAGAAAGCCAGTAAGCGCGGTAAAGACCTGCAATCGTGCAAAGGTGAGAAGGCCCGCCTTGCTGCTGAAGAAATCGAGCTATGGCGTAAGTATCAGCCGGATCTGCTGGAGGTTCACTGATGACTAAGCCCACCAGCACACCGTTACCAAATCACACCTATCGCGACGCTCACGGCCAGATGGTGAGCGTGACCGCTGTAGCGCATAACCGGGTGACGTTCTACCGCGAGGGCTACCAGTTCCCTTGCGTGCAGCCCATGGAGCGTTTCATGAAGGAGTTCACGGAGGTTAAGCAATGACAGCCGTCCAGAGTAAGGGCTTGCCGCTGGCTGGCCGCAAACTGATGAACCTAAATTCAACTAAGGGCCATTCTGGAAAGTCCGTTGATGAGCCGGACGTTAACGGGCTGCCGTTGTCGATGGTTCACCAGTGGCAGGAGTACCCAACAAAACGCTCTTTTGCCGTTTCCGTACCGGTGGAGCTACGCAGACAGTATTACCCCGATGATGCCACTTTTGGTAAGGCGATGCGTGAGGCGGGTTATACCCCCGTGCGCACCCGCAAATTGACCGGGAAGAAAGATAGCTTTTGGCTCTATCGTGTCACCGGGAATGATAAGGGGGTGTGTCCAGCAGAACCCGCGCCCCGCAAGGCTTCCGCGCCCGTTGTCCAGACCATATCTAAGCCGCATTCGTGGTTTAAACGCGTAGCACTCGATGGTAAATGGCAGCACGTCTACGCTGACCATATCCATTTACTGACGAAGAAGCGTCACCGTGTTGATGGTGTACGAGTGCAGGGATATACCGCCGCCGGGCTAACCGTAGAGGTGATCGCATGATGAGTTTTCGGAGAAGTATCGACGTGCGCGAGGGCATCTCTCTGGCTGGCCTGATGTATACAGATGTTAACGTTCAGGACCTGAGAAAACCTGTATTAAAAATGCAGGAAATGGAGAGTTATTTTCCCCGTATCGCTGGTGGGATGAGTCATATTGCTACCTCTGACGGCCGCGCCGCGTGGGATTTTGAGACCAGTACGCGAGAATTTAAGGACACGTTAGCGAATTGCCGGACCGTCACACGCGAATTTTCGGGCGCGTTAGAGGCGAGTTTCGTGACCAGTACGCGCGATGGATGTCACACCTGCAGCAAAGAGTTTTGCGAGTCCATAAAAAAGGGCTTGATGTGCCCGGCCATCCCGGTCTATGGTTATAGCGCACCAGCAAAATCTGGTGCCGGGATTGGCGTCCTGGTAAAGTTGTCGGCGATACATGACGCGCCAAGCGTCTTTTTTTGTGTCGTTAGCTCAGTACACCCTTTTTTCAGCGGTTCGGTGTCATTCCGTACTTGCATCAGAATTATGGTGGGCTGGGCGGGGGCTTCTTCGGAAGCGCCGGTTTCCGATAACGCCGGTTACGCCAACCCTGTCCAGTCCATCACCAGTGAAATTGGCGTTTCCGGTGATGGGTTTAATCCCCAGTTATCGGAGGCTGCCACATGCTGGCTACTACCCCTACCCAAAAACCGCAATTTATCTGGATTATCGCCGCTGTTCGCCGCGATATGCCGACAATTAAAGCCCAAATCCATCACATTACCGCACATTCTGAGCGCGAAGCCCGCCGTTCTCTGGTTCGGGATCATGTCTGTTTTTTCGCAGGTCGCATCCGTCTGGAGGTGGCTCATGCGTAACTATTTCCGCATTACTGGCTATGCCGTCAATAAGCGCGGCCTGACCGTTGGTATTGGCTACGAAATCACATCTTCAGACACCAGAACAGCAAAGGCTCATGCAATGCTTCAGGCACAGCGTGAGGGTCTCCGCCATGTACGCATTCTCCGCGTTCAGGAGGTGGCAGCATGAACCTGTATAACGATTTAATGTCCGGCAGCTTTGATGGTTACACACCTGATGATCTGAAAGGAATTGAGAGCCGCGCCAGTGATGCCGTGAGTGATTTAATGCTGGGCGTCAGTGCCATTGGCAGCCTCATGTTCTGGGCGGCTGATAGCGATGACTACCCGGAGGAAAGCGCTAAAGCTGATATGTACAGCTTAGGCGCAATGCTGGGACGTATCGGAGAAGTTGCGCGGGCGCTGAATGATAACGCTACAAACGCCGCATTATTGCTCTCAATCAGTGAAAAAGAAGCCAAAGGGAGGGCGGGAAAATGAGCCGAGAAATCACTCTAAAGCAAGCTGCTGAGCGTGCTCACCAGACTGAAATCATTTGCCGTCTTGTTGAGGATCACCCTCATCGGCTCGTTGATAGCGAAATCTCAGCCATAGCAACCCTCTTAAGGCGTCTCTCTGGTGATGTTACGGCCTGGTTGATTGAAGAACTGGCAGAACGGGAGGGCAAAGCATGAGCCATTTGCAGCTTATTGATGCGACCTGCCAGGTTGAGCAGGCGCAGGCCGTTTTATCCCTGTGGCTGGAAAGAACTACGAAAGATTCAGATCCAGACCTCCCGCGCCTCTTAGGTTCAATCATCACGTTGTTGAATGGCGTCCCGGAAGCCATGAGCGAGGCAGACAGCGCGTTACATGATTATGCGATGCGTGAAATTAAGGAGAGCAAGTCGTGAGCAATGTTTACCCATTCCCGAAAATGTCGGGGAATCCCGATTTATTCCGTGCAGAGCCTACACCAGATGGGATCGTTATCGTTCGCCCGGGCGATGATGGTCGTGAAAAAGTCCAGCTTATCGCTTATGACGAAGCCGTGAACCGTCTAGACGCGGGAGATTATGACGACTCCAGCACGGGTTATGACATTCACCTTGCCGTAGCAGAGGGCGGAAACTGCGGATATTTCGACTTTACCGCGCAGCACAACGTCACTATGTGGCGCTGGCTCATCGCTGCGGTGTTCATTAGCGAAATGAAGCGCGAGAACGGCACAACCACCGTGTGCAGTGATGACGAAGCGCCGTCACAGGTAGCCGTTTACTCCAATGGCAAGATAGCCATTCCGGTTTATCCCATCGCAGAACGCCTGGCGATGGCGAACAACATTGAGGGAGCGCTTATCGAGCGTTACGGCACTGAACAGGGTACGGAGAACGCCATTATGTTTTATCAGTCCATGCTGGATGTGGACGCCGGGGAACTCACGCCCGCCGGGCGCGAGATACTGGCAGAGCTACATGATGGTTTTATTGATGACATAGAACAAAACGGCCTTCCCGAAGCGCCGGTGGCGCACTAAGGGGGGCCAGATGATTACTAAGAACTTCCGCCTGAATGCGCTGGCGAACCAGTACGCGGCGGCGCTGTATGACCATATCACTGCCACTAGCCACAGCGACTACTTCATGATTGATGCGGGTGGCGAGCCTGTACGAGTGGATATTACCGGGGGCGTAAAAGGCGTTCGTGACCTTATCGATGGCTACGCGCTGGAAGCGCTGAAAGAGTGTTACCCGCAGTGGGAAAGCGTGGCCATTAACCTGATGAGCCGCTGCGTTACTGCTGGTGGGCTGACTGAGCACGGGCGTGAGATATGGCAAAGCATGGTTAACGATATGGGCGCAACAGTGGCAGACAATCACGGGGGTAAGAATGCGTAATATCGACCTTATCCGTGAAGTGACTCATGCCGCTGCTGACCGCTGGCCCGCTGTGCTGGCTGGGCTGCATATCGACGTACCGGACTCACCACGAAAACACGCACCATGCCCGGCATGTGGCGGCGCGGATCGCTTCCGGTTTGATGATAACGGGCGCGGCAGCTTTATCTGCAACCAGTGCGGAGCCGGTGACGGGCTGGACTTAATTAAACGGGTTAACAACTGCGACACCACGGAGGCGGCGCAGCTTGCCGCTGATGTGCTGGGTATTGATTACCGGGCAGCAGAAACAGACCAGAAAGCAGCCAGCCAGAGAAGGGAGCAAATGGACACCGAGCGCCGGCAGCATGAGCAGGAGCGCCAGCAGAGGGCCACAATTGACGCAGAACAACGCCGGACTACATTTGCCCGTCTGTATGCAGTAAAGAGTCAGAGTGCCACTCAGCGCGAATCTGAATATGTCATTGCTAAGGGGTTAATTGGATACCCCTTCCCTGTGCTGCCCGATGGATCACTTTTGCTGCCGCTGGTGGGGGAATCCGGCGCAGTCACAGCAGCGCAGACTATTACCGCGCAGGGAGAAAAGCGACTCATTAAAGGATCGGCAAAGCGCGGGACATATTACGCCGTAAACGCGCTGGAACGGCCTCAAAGCGTCGTGATTGCCGAGGGGCTGGCTACCGCTCTAACGTGTCACTTAATTCGCTCAGACGCGCTGACAGTGGCAGCAATCGACGCGGGAAACCTGCTGCCCGTCGCCGAAGTCATGCGCCGGAAGTACCCACAGGCACAAATCATCATCGCCGCTGATAACGACCACCAGCAAGGAGGCTCCCAAAGTGGAGGCACCAACACGGGCAAAGACGCCGCAGAGAAAGCCGCCTTATCCGTGGCTGGCTGGGTATCACTGCCCCCGACTGACTGCAAAGCAGACTGGAACGACTATCACCAGCAGAACGGGCTGGAAGCCGCTACAGCGGCATTCAATGATTCGATGTACCAACCGCAAGGGAAGAGTGTAACTGTGCAACAGGAAGCGACTGAGGGCGGCAATAAAGCCAGTGCAGATAAAGACCAGCTTAAGCCGCGCATTGAGAGTCGGAAAGATGGCATTTTCTGGGTGACGCCGAAGATGGATAACGCAAGCGGGGAGATAATCAACAATGAAAGCTGGTTATGCTCGCCGCTTGATGTGATAGGCACCGGTCGGGATGACAAAGACCAGTTTTTAATCATCCGCTGGCTGGCGTTTGGCTCCGTCACTCCAACGACTGCCGCAATTCCCCTTGCTGATATCGGAGAGCGTGAGGGCTGGCGTACCCTGAAAGCGGGCGGGATTAACGTCACCACGAAAAGCAGCCTGAGAGCAATACTGGCAGACTGGCTACAGCGTAGCGGTGCGCGTGAGCTATGGCGTGTGGCTCACGCTACGGGATGGCAATGCGGCGCTTACATTATGCCGGATGGAGAAATCATCGGGACACCGCAGAACCCGGTGCTGTTCAATGGGCGTAGTTCTGCCGCTTCCGGGTATACCGTAAAAGGGACTGCCGAAAGCTGGCGCAGCAGCGTGGCGCATCTGGCATCCGGTAACTATTCAATGATGACCGGGATCGGTGCTGCGTTAGCTGCCCCGCTTATTGGGTTAACTGGAGCGGACGGATTCGGCATCCACTTCTACGAGCAGTCAAGCGCGGGCAAGACAACAACGGCAAACGTGGCAAGTAGTTTATATGGTGATCCCGATTTACTCCGCCTGACGTGGTACGGCACGGCGCTGGGGCTGGCGAACGAGGCCGCTGCACACAATGACGGCCTGATGCCACTGGATGAAGTAGGGCAAGGCGCAGACCCTGTAAGCGTGTCGCAGTCTGCCTATGCTCTGTTTAACGGCGTGGGGAAATTGCAGGGAGCGAAGGAAGGAGGCAACCGGGATTTAAAGCGCTGGCGTACCGTGGCAATCAGTACCGGGGAAATGGATTTGGAAACCTTTATCGCTTCAGCCGGGCGCAAGACAAAGGCCGGACAACTGGTGCGCTTGCTCAATATCCCACTGAGTAAAGCCGTGCGCTTTCATGACCACCAGAACGGCAAACAGCACGCTGATGCGCTGAAAGACGCTTACCAGCACCATCACGGCGCAGCAGGTAGGGAGTGGATAAAGTGGCTGGCAGACCACCAGCAACAGGCTTTTGATACTGTGCGCGAGTGTGAAGCTCGTTGGCGCAGTCTTATTCCTGCTGATTATGGCGAACAGGTTCACCGCGTAGCAGCCCGTTTCGCCATTCTGGAAGCCGCACTCTTGCTGGCTGAGGATGTCACCGGATGGGATGCGCAGACGTGCCGTGATGCGATACAGCACAGCTACAACGCATGGCTGCGGGAGTTCGGCACCGGCAACAAGGAGCACCAGCAGATTATTGAGCAGTGCGAGGCATTTCTTAATGCGTATGGATTCAGCCGTTACCAGCCCTACCCTAATTCATGCCCCCGCGATTTACCCATCAAAGACCTTGCCGGATACAGAACGGGAAGCATTCAGAATGAAGGGGATAAGTTCGTTTTTTATACGTTCCCGGCAACGTTTGAAAACGAGATAGCGCAAAACTTTAACCCGAAGCTGTTCGCCAAAGTGCTTGCTCATGCCGGGATGCTTGAAGCCAGCCAGGACAGATATAAACGCAAGGCGTTAAAGAAAATCGGAGGCAAGCAGCATACCTTTTACATACTGAGTTATCAGCCGGAGGAAGAAAACACGGAAGGTGAAGAATAAAAAAATCACATGTGAGGTAAAAATTAACGGGTTATACGGGTTACAGGGGTGTTTTAGATGCTAATTATATGTTTTTAAAGGATTCATATAACCCGTGAGTAACCCGTTTTAAGTCAGTTATAACCCGTTTTACCCCCAAAATAACCCGTACCGCAGTGAAACTATTTTTTTTCCTGGCTGGCGGGTTGAGATTAAAACGGGTTACGAGGGTATGCAAAACGGGTTACGCGGCACTAAAAACGGGTTACGATTTGGTTGTTTTGTGTACAGGATGTTTTTTATGTATCTGTTTTAAAACAACTAAATATAGTTAGCAAGCTAAGATAACCCGATAACCCGATAACCCGCGCACTTTTTTATATCTAAAGAGAGAAACCGGAGATCGCTATGAGTGAGTTGCACAAAATCAATCGCATTATCCACGCCGTTGCCGGATGGTGTCAACAACGGGTAAAAAGTGATCCACTAACCGTCACCACCAACGGTTTAATATTGATCCACCTTGTTTACTCAGGATTAGCTTCCGCTATAACCCCGGCCTTTCGTTTCTGCTTCAGTCGGTAGCTCTCTCCTTTTATCTGGACTACGTGTGAGTGATGTAAGATCCGGTCCAGCATCGCTGATGTCAGGGCCGCATCACCTGCGAACGTCTGGTCCCACTGCCCGAACGGCAGGTTGGAGGTCAGGATCATCGCGCTCTTCTCGTAACGTTTGGCGATGACCTGGAAGAACAGCTTGGCTTCCTCCTGACTGAACGGCAGATAACCTATTTCATCGATAATGAGCAGTTTCGGGGCCATGACACCGCGATTGAGTGTCGTTTTGTAACGCCCCTGACGCTGGGAAGTCGACAGCTGTAACAGCAGGTCCGCTGCTGTTGTGAAGCGAACCTTGATGCCCGCCCGTACTGCTTCGTAGCCCATGGCTATCGCCAGATGTGTTTTCCCCACGCCCGAGGGGCCCAGTAACACGATGTTTTCGTTACGTTCGATGAAGCTCAGGGAGCGCAGCGACTGGATTTGCTTCTGAGGTGCGCCGGTGGCGAAGGTGAAGTCGTATTCCTCGAACGTCTTCACCGCCGGGAAGGCTGCCATCCGTGTGTACATCGCCTGTTTACGCTGATGCCGGGCCAGCTTCTCCTCATGTAACAGATGCTCCAGGAAGTCCATGTAGCTCCATTCCTGATCCACCGCCTGTTGCGACAGTGCTGGCGCGGCGCCGATAAGGCTGTCCAGCTGCAGCTGTTCGGCAAGCACCATCAGCCGCTGATGTTGCAGTTCGACCATTATGCGGCTCCTCTGCAGAACGAGTCATAGATGGAGAGCGGATGATGCAACGGCTGCCTGTCGAAGGTCACCAGGCTTTCATCAACCTGCACGTCATACTGTTTTTTCTCCGGTGGCAGTGCCAGCATGGATTGCTGTTCCTCCACCCAGCGATCACAGGGGCGGGTCTGGATAGTTTCATGCTTCCGCTGGTTGGCCACATCGTACAGCCAGCGCAGGCCGTAACGGTTTGCGGTTTCAACATCGACAGTGATCCCCATCGGACGCAGGCGCGTCATTAACGGGATATAGAAGCTGTTGCGGGTGTACTGCACCATCCGCTCCACCTTGCCCTTAGTCTGTGCCCTGAAGGGACGGCACAGCCGGGGAGAGAAGCCCATCTCTTTGCCGAACTGCCACAGGGAAGGATGGAACCGGTGCTGCCCGGTCTGGTAAGCATCACGCTGCAGCACCACCGTTTTCATATTGTCGTACAGGACTTCCTGCGGTACACCGCCGAAGAAGCTGAACGCATTGCGGTGACAGGCTTCCAGCGTGTCGTAGCGCATGTTGTCGGTGAACTCGATGTAAAGCATTCTGCTGTACCCCAGAACAGCAACGAACACATGCAGGGGGGATTTGCCGTTTCGCATGGTCCCCCAGTCAACCTGCATCTGCCGTCCGGGCTCGGTTTCGAAGCGAACGACCGGTTCAGCCTGTGCAGGGAGGGTCTGTGAACGGATGAACTCTCTCAGGATAGTCAGCCCTCCACGATAGCCCAGCTCCATGATTTCCCTGGCAATAACGGTCGCCGGGATTTTGTAGGGATGCGCATCGCTGATCCGCTTAGAGATGTAATCACGGTATTCATCGAGCAGTGATGATGATGCCGGGCGTGGTGAATACTGCGGCTTTTCAGATTTGGCTTTCAGGTGGCTGCGGACAGTATTGCACGAAATACCCAGTTCCCTGGCAATGGCCCGGATACTCATTCCCCGCTTGTGCAGGACTTTAATTTCCATACGAATCTCAAAAGTGATCATAAGCTCCCCTGTATTCAGAGGAGCAGATTAACCCCTGGATCAGTTTTCAACCGCTGGGGTGGATCAGTTTTGCACCGTTGGTAACAATCCACTGGCGCTTGGCGTCGGTCTCCTGCTGTGCGGTCTTAAGGTTGGTCTGCTCTGCTGCCGGAAACAGTTGCTTGAGCTGTTTAAACAGGGCATCGACAAGTCTCTCTGCGCTAATGTTCACAACGTTGTCTTGCTGAGCCTGGTGATTGTCCGGCCCCATCATGCGAGCCAGGGCGCCGGCATCACGATTCTGAATTGCTGCGAATACGTTACTCATAAGAAATCCTTCCAGCCTTCAGGGCTGTTCCAGTGTGGTACTTCATCGTCAGAGCTTTCACCGCGCTTTCCTGCCGCTCTTTTTTTCCTGTTCATCAGCAGCCGGGCAAACTTCTGCTCCCACTGCACGTGTTGCATCACATTGCCTTCTGCCATCCAGTAGGTGATGAATTCGATCAGGTCTGATTTCTTGTAACCGTCAGCTGGTAGCGCATGGCCCCATGTTCTGGCGCGCATGACAAAGTCCTCTGACGGCTGCCAGTTTTCATGCATGGTGAATTTGCCAATTGGCTCTCCGATACCATCAACGACAACTGGAGGAACCTGAATTACTTCGCGCGCAGAGAGAGGGGTTTTTATTTCCCTGATCCCTGATCCATTCCTAATGGTACTTGTACCGTATCAGTACCGTACTCATACGGTACTATGGGTAAACCTTTGATTTTTCTTTCTTTTGGCTTATTCACTACCTGATGTTTAAGGAAATTCGTTATGACCCCAAAATGCTTGCCATCAGGGGTGGAAAACATGGATAAATAACCACAGTTGGAAAGCTCCCGTATTAGTACCGGAATAGGAACGGATGGTTCTCGGATAGGGAAAACTGCAGCTTTGATAAGCTTCGGGTTTGCATTGAAATAGCCTTCATCATCTGCGTAATTGAGCAGACCAATAGCCAGCAAGCAGGCTGGTTCTGATACCTCTGCCATGTCTTCATCGGTCCAGAACTCGGGCTTAATGGTGCGAATGCGGGCCATCAGATCACCTCCACGGCATTACCTCTTGAGGCCTCATGCATTAGCCGTTTTATCTCAGCATGGCGGCGGCGGTTAGTCTCGAGGGTGCATTCGACACAATGCCCGTTGTATACCCATCGCTCACTGTAATGGCCGTGCTTACATTGCTTACCAGTGTAGTAGCGCTTTAGTCCTGCCTTTGCCGCTTCGACGCGAGTAATGATCTCCATAGTTCCTGTCTCACTCTGGTTGTGGTTACGGTAATTTTGCAGCAAGCCAAAAAAAGATCAACCGTATTTAGATAATTATTACCAAATTGGTGTTCAGGGAGAGGCAGGAGCCGCCTGGGGGTGGCGGCGCGGGTGAGTTTTGAGGATTAACGTTCGTGGAACCAGAGGACAAGGTCGGATTTTGCGGAGATCCACTTACGGGATTTGCAGGCTTTAAACAGTCTTTCTAACAGAGGCTTACGTGGAATTCTTCTACGGCCAGTCAGGTGAACCTGAATGTAGTTGCTGGTCGTGCCGGCGTCACTTGCGAACTCTTCTCGCTCAGCCGGAGAGAGGTCGAGCCAGCAGCGTTTGAAGTCAAATTTTTGCACATCGCTCATATTTTTTTAGTCCCGGACTAACTTTAGACAGCCTGATTATTACCAATCTGGTGTAAAAAGCAATGACTGTTACCTTTTTGGTAAGCTTACCTTTATGGTAATATTCCATTAAATTTAATCAGTTAGGTAACAATTCCAGGCTAAAAAATAGAAATGAAAAGCATCTACGACATAAGACGCGACAACCTCAATGAGATAATCCGGAAGGATTTCGATAACACGCAACTCCGGTTTGCCGAGAGAATCAAAAAATCAGCTAACCTCGTTAACAGGTGGAGCAAGGGGACAAAAAATATCGGCGCAAACGCGGCACGCGAGATCGAGTCGTTCGCCGGGAAAGGTCGGTTCTGGCTGGATATCGACCATCTGTCAGATACCCCGACGCTGCCGGAGATTATCGACCCGCAGGAATGGAGTGTGGAAAAGCAGGCAGCGTTTACCCTGGGTGTATGGATGGGACAGCATCCGGATCTGAACTCAGAGAAAAAGGTTTCGGAAGCGGCCGGCATCGGCCAGGCGACCGTAAATCGCATCCTGAACTGCGAAGGTTCCACCAGCATTGGCGTACTGTCGGCTATCGCCAGGGCGTTCGGCCGCGATGCATATGAGCTGATCCTGCCGCCTGGTAATGCTGGTCTGATTGACTATGACCACCATGAATACGCCGGGCTGCCGCAGGAAGAGAAAAACAAGATCGCCGCCTTCATCAAGTTCATCGTCAGCCAGAACCAGTAACCTCTAACCTACCTGTCACTCCCTGATGGGATAACTCCCCGCGCCTCACACACTTACCAAAATGGTAAATTTTTCCTCGTCAAATCTATTGACACAACCATAAATTGATCAGATTATTACCTTAACGGTAACAGCAGGGCGTTAAATTACCAGAAATCCACCAACGGGTGGTTTTCTCATACCCCTGATATTTACCAAATGGTAATACTGAGGTGTGTATGCAATGGCAAATCATTAACGGCTGGTACTGCGTTACGGCATGCGGGCTGATGAGCTGGAAGTTTCGCACGCTGCCGGAAGCAATCAGCTGGGCGTTCGTCAGCAAACTGGCAGCAAAAACGGAAATGGGTATGGGGGTGAGCAAGTGAACATTCAGCAGATTAACAACCTGAAAAAAATCATGAACAACATCGACGGCAACTACCAGCTTAACCGGATGTTGTACGAGCGCCACGTCGAGCTTATCGACGCGATCAAGTTCCATCAGCTGCAAAAGCCATTCTACGAACTGGAGCGCAAAGGCGTGCGCAGCGAGATCCTGGAAGAGCTGATGATGAGCTCTGAGTTTGAAGAGTGCCTGGCCGCGTATCAGCGGGAACTCACCGGCATCATTGCCAAGTGGGATCTGGCTGACCAACTGGATACGGCGAGGAACGCAGCATGATGAATAACGTTGGAAGCATGGACAGAACCAAGTATCTCGGCGGCAGTGATGTCGCCGGTATTCTCGGGATTAGCCCGTGGCGCACTCCGCTTGAGGTTTACCTCGACAAAGTTCAGCCACGCAACAAGCCAATAGATCCAGGGAAACAGAGAGTGTTTACGCGTGGCCAGCGTATGGAGCCATACGTAATCGACCTGCTGGCTGAAGAAACAGGACTCGAAATCATCCACCGCGGGAACCGGTACATCCATCGTGATTACGGCTTTATCGCAGCTGAGATTGATGCAGAAGCAGCTACCGGAGAGAACATCGAGATCAAAACAGTTAGCCCGTTCAAGGCTAAGGAATGGGGAGAGGTTCAGACAGATGCGATCCCTGTGCATTACACGGCGCAGGCCATGCATGGGCTGATGGTTACCGGGAAACAGGTATGCGTATTTGGTGTGCTGATCGGCGGTGACGACTTCCGTATCTATCGGGTTGAGCGTGACGAAGAAACCATCCAGGCCATCCTGGAGAAAGAAGTCTCCTTCTGGGACAGGGTAATAAACCTCAACCCGCCGGAGGCCACCAGCGTAAGCGATATTTCGCTGATGTTTGAGAAGGACGCCGGTACCAGTATTGAGGCAGACGGTAAAGCTCTGTCGCTATACAACGACCTTAGAGATATGAAGTCACGCTGCAAAGCGCTGGAAGCAGAAATAGCTGTATCAGAAGAGAAACTGAAGATTTATATGCAGGATAACTCAATTCTGACGCTGGATGGTAAGCCGATCTGCACGTGGAAATCTCAGGTTAGCAATCGATTTGACCAAAAGCTATTCCAGGCAGAACACCCTGACCTTTACGAAAAATTCAAAACAGCAACGACATCACGCGTATTCAGAATGAAGTAAGGAGAAAACATGTCTACCAACGCACTTAAGGCAGCTGCGACAGGAAACCAGGTCGCGCAGCATAGCGATAAACCGACCACTCTGGCTGGCTTGCTCGCAGATCCAAAAATTAAGGCTCAGATGGCGCTGGCTCTTCCAAAGCACATGACAGCCGACCGCCTTGCGCGCATCGCTACTACAGAGATCCGCAAGATCCCAAAACTGGCCGCATGTGACCAGGCCAGTTTCCTCGGGGCAATTATGCAGTGCGCTCAACTCGGGCTGGAACCGGGCGGCGCACTTGGCCATGCATACCTGATTCCGTTCGACAAACGCCAGAAAGTAAATGGCCGCTGGGAAACTGTATCGACAGAAGCGCAGTTGATTATTGGTTATCGCGGAATGATTGACCTCGCCCGTCGGTCAGGTCAAATCCTGAGCATATCAGCGCGCACAGTCCATGCGAACGACAAATTCAGTTACTCATACGGACTGGAAGAAACGCTCGAGCATTCACCTTGCGAGACCGGTGACCGAGGAGAACTTACGCATGTTTACGCCGTTGCACGCCTGAAAGATGGCGGCGTTCAGTTCGAAGTTATGAGCCGGGCAGACGTTGAGAAAGTTCGTGCCCTGAGCAAAGCCGGAAGCAGCGGACCGTGGGTGGACCACTTTGACGAGATGGCCAAAAAGACGGTGATCCGTCGCCTGTTTAAATACCTGCCTGTTTCTATCGAACTGCAAAAAGCGGTTGTGATGGATGAACGAGCTGAAGCCGGCCTGAGCCAGGATAACGCAGCTGTTATCACCGGTGAGTATTCCGTCGTAGACGATGAGCAGCAGAGCGTGACCGCAGTTTCTGAATCTGATCGAGAAGAAGCACGTGAATACGCTAGCGCCATTCTGAACAGCCTTGATCCTTCTGTGGATGATGCAAAGGCGCTTTTTAAGCGGGCAGAAGACGAAATAAACGCACTGGCTGAAAAGTTAGGCGATGAATACCACCAGGGATTCATGACGACGCTTAACGATATGCGTCCTGAATTTGCATAACACCACCACCGCGGCGCCGGGCGCGCCGCACTGAAAAAAGAGAGGTAACGATGAAAGGTGCATTAGGCAAAAAGGAACTGCTGGCGGTGGTGCCTGTATCGATGAGCACTATCGACCGCATGGAGAAAAACGGGGAGTTCCCTAAGCGTTTCTGGATCACAGACAAGCGCTGTGCCTGGAACAGCGAAGAGATCGAGCGCTGGCTGGATGAACGTCAGCAGAACGGCACAACGGAGTTTGCTGGAAAAAAGCCTCCGGTTGAGCAGCGAGTATTTCGCCCGGTTGGTAACGCGGCGTGACGTCGCTGGCGAGGTACTGGGAAAGGTGGTCAGGATGGTTTCTGTACCTGGCCGCCGTATCCGCCTGGCTGTTCCTGCTGGCGGTCATTTTTCGAGAGGGTTGGATACGATGAATCGGATGGAAAAATACCACGCGGATTATGTCTCTCAGCGCAAAGCGCCCCCTCTTGTCGCCGTAACGCCGGCGGCAGTGGAGATCGAGCAGCGCGCTATTGCTCGTGAGAACAAAGGCCAGTACCGCCTGGCCGCTCGCCTCTGGCTTGAGTGCATGGATGCGGCCACTGGCGAAGTTGAGCGGGCCCGTATCGCTATACGCCGCGATCAGTGCATTGGCCGCGGGAATCGGCTTCGCCAGGGATGCTATGCTGGGATCTGCGCCACCGCAGGGGTGATTTATGACTAACCCACACGACAGCATTCGCGTAGGCAGTATCACGCTGGTTTATTCGTCCGTGCGCCGTGGCTGGCTGGCGCCTGGCGGCCAGGTTATCAGAAACCCATTGAAGGCTCAGCGCGTGGCGGAGCAACTGAATAGCAAGAAGGGGGTAGCATGACGGGGAAATACACTCTTATCTACGCTGACCCTCCCTGGGTTTACCGTGACAAAGCAGCAGACGGCGAGCGCGGCGCCGGGTTCAAATATCCCGTTATGAACGTTCTTGATATCTGCCGGCTGCCAGTATGGGAGCTCGCCGCCGACGATTGCCTTCTGGCTATGTGGTGGGTACCGACTCAGCCGGTAGAGGCGCTGAAAGTCATGGAGGCCTGGGGATTCCGCCTGATGACCATGAAGGGATTCACCTGGCACAAGACGAACAAGCATAAAGGGAACAGTGCGATCGGCATGGGCCATATGACCCGGGCGAACAGCGAAGACTGCCTGTTTGCCGTGCGCGGGAAACTACCGGCCCGCATGGATGCCTCAATCTGCCAGCATGTCACGGCGCCGCGCCTGGAGAACTCGCGCAAACCGGACGTTATCCGCGAGAAACTGGTGCAGCTGCTTGGCGATGTCCCGCGCATTGAGCTCTTTGCCCGCCAGTCGTCTCACGGTTTCGACGTGTGGGGTAACCAATGCACGGCGCCGGCGGTTGAGTTGCTGCCAGGCTGCGCAGTGCCGGTAGTGAAGACGGAGGCCGCATGAACATTGCCGAAGAGGCCTCGCTGATACGACAGCTCGAAGAGGCTCGCGCCATTATCAACCAGAGGAATGGTGAGATCATTCACCTGCAGCGAGAAGCTGCGCGCTACCGAGAGCAGCGGGATTCTGCAAATGCAATGGTTAAGTTCCTGCGCGGGCTCTTTGAGAATTCTTCGAAGGCGATACAATGAGCCGCCTCCGGGCGGACTATTGTTCATTCATCCACTTTTCAAATGCAGACGGGGAGAACGGCACCAGGTCGTAATGCTCCCCGTTTATCCATGCATCAACCATATTTGCCCACTGCTGCAGCATGTAGGCCCGCTGCCGGGAATACTCGGCCTTGTTGTAAACCGCCCTCACGCCCTTCTGTTCATGCGCAAGCGCCTTCTCTATCCAGTCTGACGGGAATCCCGCTTCATGCAAAAGCGTGCTCGCTGTGCGCCGCAGGTCGTGCACCGTGAGAGGCTGTAAACTTTCCCCTGCATCCACGGCAGCCGCCACCGCGCGATCGATGACTGAGTTCAGAGCAGCATTGGATAACGGCTTACTGGTGCTGTAGCGACCTGGCAACAGATAGTCACTCCCGCCGGCACACATCTGCAGGCCTACCATCAGATCCTGCGCCTGAGGAGGCAGGTAGATGACGTGCGAACGGCTCCCCTTCATCCTGTCAGATGGTATCGTCCAGGTTCCTTTGCTGAAATCCACCTCTTTCCACGTCGCCATGATGAACTCGGTTTTGCGCACCATCGTGATCAGGATGAGCTTCACAGCCAGCTTTAAGGTTGGCAAAGTGCTGACGGTATCGAGCGACCTGAACAGCACGCCGATTTCTTCAGGCTGCAGGCAACGGTCACGCGGTTTAAACATGGCGATCGCTGAAGGTTTGATATCTGCGGCCGGGTTGAATAACCCGTGCCCGCGGTCATTGGCATACCGATAAACGCTGCTGATGATTTCACGCGCCTGCACCGCCGTCGCACGTCCGCCGCGCTCGACTATGCGATCGCAAAGATCACGTACCATAGGGGTCGTTATCTCGGACATCATTTTGTTTCCGAGAACAGGCAAAATATCCCTGTCGATTACAGATTGCTTCATAGCCCGCGTGCTGTCAGCCAGGACCACATGTTTCATGTAGGCGTCGGTATGTACCGTAAATGTTTCTGCGCCGCGGATCCGTTTGATACCGTCACGCTTCGCCGCAGCCGGCGACTGGCCTGCGTTCAGCAGCTTTTTAGCGGCTATCAGTTCATCCCTGGCTTCGGCCAGCGTGATACCGTCACGACCATACTGACCGATAACCAGCGTCTCCCGGCGGCCGTTGATGCGGTAATCGTAACGAAACGAGATGGTGCCTGAGATCAGCACGGCTACGTATAGACCGTCGCGATCGGAGACCTTGTACAT